ATGCAAGAAGCAGGTGCAGAAATCATTAAAACAATCCCAGTATTATCTGATATTACTATTTCAGACGCATGGACCAAATGACAAAACCTCCAACAGGTTATTACAGACAATTATTAAGTAGTTCTTATCCTATGATAAGAATTGCACTTACTCATACTCCTATGATAGGAGTTACAAAGATTGATAATGATAATGTTCTTAATGTATTAAAAGAATCTACAGATCCTTACGCACAGTATTATATCAAAGGATTGACAGAAGGTTCTATGGTTACTATTGTAGAGAATACTGATAGAGATAGATACTTTGCAGTAGGTGAATTATATTTTAGATCTTAATGCATGTTGAAAGAAGTAAGACGCAAGACATTCACAATACGTGAAAGTGGACGTAGTACTGACTTTATTTCTCCAAGCTTCGGGCATGGTTGTCTCTATAATTGTACGTATTGTTACATGAAGAGACATAAGCCCGAAGGCTTGGATATAGCTACAAATCCTGAGAATATTCTTACAGAGATTGACTCTCATGCATGGTTTGCTGTGGTAGATAAGCCTAATCAAACTCATGAGAAATATGTAACTTATGACATATCATGCAATGAGGACTTTGCGCTCCATGCAAAGTTCCACAAATGGGAACAGATATTTGATTTCTTCAAGTATCATCCTATTGCTATGGGTTCATTTGCTACAAAGTATGTAAACCCTTTGCTACTTAGCTATAATGCTGAGAGTAAAATCAGGATTAGATTTAGCTTGATGCCTCAAGACTATTCAGATAAACTGGAGCCAAATACCAGTAAAATCATAGATAGGATTAAGGCTATTGACAAATTCATTGAAGCAGGATATGATGTACACATAAACTTCAGTCCTGTAATAGTACAGCCTGATTGGATTGCACAATATAGACAATTGTTTGAGCTAGTAGAGGAACATGTCACTAATAAGCACATAGTAAAAGCTGAGGTGATATTCTTAACTCATAACAAGCACAAGCATGCATATAATGTAGCACACAATCTACCAGGCGAAGAGTTACTATGGAATCCCAAGATACAAGAAGGTAAGATCTCTCAGTATGGAGGGGAGAACATAAGATATGAGCATAATCTAAAAGCAGGCTTTATCTATCAATTCAAACAATTGCACAATGAAATCATACCTTGGAATAAAATCAGGTATATATTCTAAACTATGAAAGAGGATATATTACATTCCGCATTAAAAGAAGTCCAGCTGTATGGTAATTTTGAATCCCATAAAGCAGAGATTGATGCGGAAGATCTTAGTTGGATTTTACAAATCTTATCTACTAATCTATATTCTGATCCTATTGGCTCACTCATTCGTGAGTATAGCTCTAATGCATGGGATGCTAATGTAGAGGCTGGTAATAGAAGTAAACCTATTGAGGTAGGTATTCAGACATCTGCTGATACAGGCAGTTATTGGTATGTGACAGACTTAGGTCCTGGTTTGTCACCACAAAGAATCAATGAGGTATACCGTAAGTTCGGTAAATCCACTAAAAGGACAAGTAATGAAGCCATAGGTATGATGGGCTTAGGTAAATTCTCTGGCCTGAGTTATACCAATGAGGTATTCATTTCTACTCGTGTTGATGGTATGCAGTATGAGTATCTTATGCATAAATCTGAAGGTGTTCCTCAGATTGACTTGCTTGTGACTAAACTCACTGACTTACCTAATGGTACTACAATAAGAATTAACATCAAGTCATGGTCTGATAAACTAGACTTTATAACTAAGACCAAACAACAGCTTGCATTCTTTGAAAATGTATACTTTAATATTGATTCAGAAAATGTAAATGAGAAATTCAAGATTGTAAAAGCAAATACATTTACTTACTCAAGCATAGAATCAAGAGGCTTACGTCTTAAGATTGGTCCTGTATCTTATCCTATTGATTGGACTAGTATTAAGAATGATTTTAAACTACAGAATGTAGCAAGTGATTGTACAGGTATAGCTATTAACTTTAATATAGGTGACATAGCTATTACTCCTAACAGGGAATCTATACTTTATAACAAACAGACTTTAGAAAACGTAGAGGCTAAGCTTGTAGAATTTCGTAATGAACTTCTCATGCTCTATGAAAACCAAAGTCATGAGTATGAAGATTTAGAAGACTTTGTATATGCTCTTAAGTTTCCTATAGTTACTGTAGATACTAGACGTATAAACATCAACAGTCTTATAAATCCCCATACTAATAAAGTATATCCTAAAATCAAAGACTTGCCTATTGAGTTTAAACTTGATTCAGTCGGTGATCTATTCTTTGGTTATGCTGTTACGCAGCATATTAGAAATGGTAGAAAGTCAGACTCAAACTATTCAAGAGCTATTCCTGATCTTAAGAAAGCCTTAAACAATAGTGTTAAGTATTTATTTGCTAAAACACTTCTTGATCCTAAGCACAATAAGTTCATAGCAAACAAGTTTAAGCAAGACTCATGGTATGTAATACGTAAAACAAGGTATATCAGGTTATATCCTAGCAAGGATGCTCGTGGAGTACTTAACTATTATGAATTACTTTCACTTAGTAAAGTACCTAAAAAGCAATGGCGTGAGACTATCAAGACATTCCAAGCATGGCAAGATAAGTATGTCACAGAAAATTCTGTAATATACGAGGATCATCCTCCTACAAAGGAATGGTTACTTGCACAGAAACAAAACAAGGTACAAACTAATGATGCAAAGAGCCTTCGTAAGAACGCAGGTAAAATACTTGTAGAGTTTCCTGAGAATAGAGGTACTTGGACTTATGCTGCTCCTATATTCAGGAGTGCTGATATGTTGATAGCTAAGCTTTCTTCACAAAAGTATTTTACAATTTATGGTACTAAGGATGACAAGACTGCTCTAGGCTATTTATATTTCTTTACACGGTTAGCACATCCTAAAGTCAAGGTAATGATAACTGCTAAAGCAAATCATAAATACTTATCTCTTCTTCCTTCTTATATCCATATAGATGAGTTTCTGAAAGGTAAAACTAAGCTATTCAGGTATTATGCAAGTCTGCTGAAGTTCACTCAATTCTATGGTAGTAAATACAAACGATTGTATGAATGTAGAGAATTGCTAAAACAGCTACATACTCCTAGCCATGAAATAGTAAAGCAAGCTGGTGAATTGAACGCTACTATTGATGAACGTATACCATTCTTTAGAAAGTCATGGAATGCTGATGAGCGTGACCAATTTGCAGAAAAGCTGCTTACTACAGCTAGTGAAAATAATGCTTATGACTCTAACATAGAAACTTTGATTAGTCAATTAGAAAAGATAAATAAATATGATTTTATCACTTTAATTGAGCCCTCAAGTAAATATGGTACTAACAGTTATGAGAAAAAGCCTGCTGAATTTGCAAGGTTTGTAGCTAAAGCAAAAAAGTGTAAACTAGATCTAAAATATTATCAAAATGACAGAACAGCTGAAGAAAATACTGGAGAATTATAAGGCAAAGAATATAGTTTATTCTGAAGATTTCTTTGGTAATGAGATTGTACCAGGTGATGTAGTATTAGTAAATTGTAATACTATTTTTATTCCTGGATATGTAATAAGCATATCTGAAAAATCAATCTGTGTAACCTGTAGCAGAGGAACACATAAACAAGTAACGCTTATTACTAATTTCAGGGAAAGAGCTGGTAAAGAGTATCTTGATGCAGAACTAAAAAATCAAACTTCAACAAAGCGTATATTTGTATATAGACAAAAGAACAAAATTCCATTTATCTTAAATCTCACTAAACTCAACCTATATGAAAATTCTTAAAATCGACTCAACTGTAACTGTGATTACAGATGATGGTCAAGTTATCAGTGCTCAATGTACTGATGAACAGTTTAAAGAAGTTTATGCTTTTGTCAGGGCCAATGATGTGGAAGCTGTGAAAAACATGCTGGTACCTGAACTATGTGCAGAGGAGAAAAAGTTTGTACAGAAGAAACACATTGTTGAGAATATCTTTACTATGACTAAAGATATGCCTCACTTATTCAGTGTTACAGACAATGCTTTGTACAGACAAGGAATTGTTTTGAGCGTGCCAGAAGAGTTGGCTCTGGCTTATGTAGAAGCTTATCAGGAATATCTGGAAAGTATTGAAGATGGTATTCCTTTGGCTGACTTTGAAGACAGAGAAGACTTTCAAGCTATTGACAGATTCTGGATGTGGTGCAGTCTTAATCCTAATGCAGAGAGTCGTGAGGATCTGTTCAGGTTCTTACAGCATCATGAAATGCAGATTACCAATCAAGGTATGTTCCTGGCTTATCGTAGAGTAGTTTCTAGGAATGCTGAGAACAAAGGTCTTGTAGGATTTGTATCAAGCAATTATGTCAAGGTAAAAGCTAACTGGAAGAAGAGTCCAAAGTCTTATTATGTGTATGAGAAAGACGGTATGCTTCAACTTGTACATATGGATAGTGTATCAGATGTAGTAGGTGATGATTATACCTATACGTACAAAGGTACTCTTGAGCAGCTCTATCTTGACTTACCTAATCTTATGCAAGAACAATTTACAGATGCCCATACTAAAACTATGGACTATCGTATTGGTGTAGAGGCTAGGATTCAACGTCACCAAGGTAACCAATCCAATCAGGTAAGCTGTTCTAAAGGTTTGCACGTAGCAAGTAAAGCTTATGATTATTCAGGCTTTGGTGATACAGCAATCCTTGTAGCAGTAAATCCTATGGATGTATTGGCTGTACCTCGTGGTGAGGATGGTAAACTGCGTACCTGTGCATTTACTCCTGTCGCAGTGCTGGAAGTAGATGAAGAGAATAATATCCTGCAAGATGAGAATCTTGACTTCTCTGACATCTTATTTACGCATTACGAAGAGCAAGTAGATAACCTGCGTAGCATGCTTGAGAATAACTCAGCTTATGAGCTGAATGTAAACCACATTCTTAACGCACCTAATCAATTCATGCTTGATACAATCTTAGGCAATCTAGAATCAGCACAAGAAACAATTAACAACAGAACAAGCTACTTATAACCATGCAAGTAAAAGTCTATAGAGAACCAGAAAATGAGCATTTAATCTTAGATGAAAATGCATTAGCTGAGTATCACAGATTAACTGAAGAACTAGGTATCCCTGCAGTAAAACCTGAGAAAGTACCTAATGTATATCAACCACTAAACTTAGCACAAGCTAGGATTCTTGGTGCATTATGTCCTATGTCTGTAAAGATTACAGCTTACACTAAATCAACTATTCCTGTTGAAGTATTGCAGAGTATCAAGTTTGCTCAAAACATGGAAATGTTTGATTGGATGGAAGTATGGTATGATGATAAAGCTCCAGATCCTATGATTATTGGTAAGTCTTACCAAAGTGAAGAGGATCGTGTTAAAGGTTATAACTGGAGAATGCATCATACTCTTGTAGCAAGATGGGGTGATTGTGCTTATGAGTTTCTTGAGTTACTTGAATTAGGACGTCAAAGGATTATACAAAATCTTACTAATGAAGCTAAAGAAATAAAGCAATTAGTAGATATGTTCTTGGCAGAACCTGAAGTTCATACAGAAAAGTTTATTCAAACTGGTACAACAATCTACAAAAAATAATATGCTAGACAGCAAAAGGGATGAAATCCAAAATGCTGCGGTAGATACCTGGGTACAAGCGGGTAAAAAAGGTACTCTTAATCTGAGTACAGGTATTGGTAAGACATTCTGTTTTATCAAAGCCACTCGCTTGTTACCTAAAGGTTCCAAGATTCTATTCTTAGCAGAGACTACTCAACGTGAGATTGATTTAGAGAAAGACTTAGCCTTCTTCAAGAAGCTGTTTAAGTATGATCTAAAGAAGACTCATCAGTTGACTTTTCTTTGTTATCAGTCAGCTTATAAACTGGTTGATCAAGAATGGGATTTTGTATGTGCAGATGAGATTCACTCTTCTCTCACACCGCAATACGTACAATTCTATAAGAATAATACGTATAAACATATCATGGGGCTGTCTGCAACTGTAGACAGGAATACAGCTTATCTTGATGAAGAGGGTAACCAACTGACTAAGGGGCTATGGGTAGACCAGATTGCTCCTGTCTGCTTCAAGTATAACCTCAATCAAGCTGTAGAAGATGGGACTACTAAGAAACTCAGGATGTTTATTATTAATCATGGTCTAGACCTTGTAAATAAGAATGTACCTGCAGGAACTAAAGCTGCTCCATTCATGACTACAGAGAAAGAGAGTTATGATTACTGGGATAACCAGTTCAAAAAAGCTCTGTTCTTACCCGATGGTAACATGAAGACCTTTAAAATTAGGACTACCTCTGCAGCTAGGGCTAAAGTATTGTATACTTTACCTAGTAAAATCAGAGAAGTCTTAAAGCTTTTACAAGCTGTTAAAGGTAAAACCCTAGTATTTGGTAATAGTATAGAAGCATTATCTCTGGTAACTCCTAATGTAATTAGTAACAAGAACTCTGAAAAGGCAAATGCTCAGCTTAGGCAAGACTTTGACGCAGGGAAGGTTGATACTATAGCTTCATTCAAAATGCTAAAGCAGGGTGCTAATCTCAAGGATTTGGACAATACCATTCTCATGTCTTATTATTCTAAAGAATTAGATATGATTCAAGCTATTGGCCGTCAAAGAGTTAACAATAAGACGGGTAATATCTTTATTTATGTCACTTCTGGAACTCAGGAGATAAAATGGTATAGGAAAGCTATGGAGAATATTAACAATTATGAAGAGATCCACTGTAATTCCACGGACGACTGTATTACAAAATACAGGGCAATCATTGAAGAAGAAACTCAAAAAAGCAAACCAGTTGGGAAAGCTTCAAAAGTTCAATCAGCTTAGTAAAATGGAGTCTGAAGATAGGTTCTTGATGTACAAAAATCTTGGATATGTTTGAACTAGTTATTATCTTTACCTTGCTATACATATTGTGTAAACTACATAATGTGCATATCATCAAACACAAGTTTCAGGGCATTTATCTATATTACGAGGTCAAGAAATTTGACATGTGGTATAAGGAATTTAAACCTATTGTAAAGAAGATAAGGCTTTGGGACTTAGACTCCAAAGATGAAGAACCACCAATCTTCTGAGACCTGTTTATATTGCTTTGGCGCAAAGGAGCTTACTAGAGATGGTAAGCTTCCTGTGCCTTGCCCCTTATGTCAAGGGGGTAAGCTATCTGAGAAGGAATTGAAGAAAGCCAATAAAAAGCTTAAAATGTACACTAGATTCTTGGAAGATGATAATTAACATAGACTTGGAAAGTCTGTGCACTTCAGACCTTAGCCCTAATGAGTATGCAATCTTGTATTGTATATATCAGGCTAAAAATCCAAAAGATCATTTATGTATTCCTGATACTGACTATTATCAAATAGCTAGTTCAGGATATTTGAGAGAAAACCCTCATTCAGAATCTAACTTTCCTTACTCTCTTACAGGAGATGGGCTTGCACTCTTTGAAAGAACAGACAGTTTCTCTAGTTTTGCAGAAGAATATCGCAACTTATTTCCTAAAGGAGTAAAATCTGGTAATGGTACTCCAATAAGGGGTGATAAACAAGGTGTAATAAAGAAGATGGAGTGGTTTCTTCGTATGTACCCCGAGTTTTCCAAAACTACTATTCTTAATGCTACTAAGGTTTACATTGATCAGATGAGACAGAAAGGCTATGTCTATATGACACAAGCTGATTATCTCATACAAAAAGACAATGGTTCAAAGCTAGCTGCATTATGTGAAGACTTTGACAATAAAACAGCACATATTGTAAAGTCAGGAGAACGTAGGATATGAGGATATACCAGAAGGTAAAGCAAGAAATTAAGAAGAACAAACAGCTGAGATTGGATGGAGGATACACCTGCATCCCTTTTGTTCTGTTGCCTAAACTGGGGCAAGTAGTACCAGGTATTGAGCAGGAAAAGTATTATCTTGTAACTGCTAACAGTAAAGTAGGTAAGACTAAGCTTGCTGACTTTTTGTTTGTTTACAATCCTTATGAGTTTGTAACAAACAAGCACAGTGATGTAAAGCTTAAGATATTCTACTTCTCATTAGAGGTAAGCAAAGAAGAGAAGCTTAGCCAATTCTACAGCTATCTGCTGTATAAGAATCACAACATTGTAATATCTCCAGAGAAACTTAAGTCACGCTTTGAGAACTATATTCTTGAAGATGATATAGAGAAAATCTTGGATACTTATGATGCTGAGATGGATAAGTTTGAGTCTATGGTAACTATTATAGACAATGTGAAAAATCCCTTTGGTATTTACAAACACATGAGGGATTATGCATATAGTAATGGCGTACATTATGATAAAGATGGTAATGTCATTCCTGTAGAAGCATTGTTAAGTGATAACCCACAGACTAAAGAGAAGGCTAATCTTGCTATAGCTGACTATAAGGCTAATGATCCTAATGAATATGTGATTATTGTAGTAGACCACTTGAGTCTGTTGCATACTGAGAAAGGCCAGGATTTATGGACTACCATCTTTAACTTTAGTAGTAAGTATTGTCTTGCTATGCGTGACAGATGGAGATATATTCCTGTAGTTATTCAGCAGCAAGCTGCAGATCAAGAGAAACAACAATTCACTTTCAGAGGTGATAGTATTATTGCAAAGCTTAGACCAAGTCCTGACGGTCTAGCCGATTGTAAACTTACACAGCGTGATGTAAATGTAATGTTTGGTTTGTTTGCTCCTCATAGGTACAAGATTGAGAACTATGAAGGGTATGATATAGACAAACTAGGAGACAATTACAGAGAGTTCAATGTAATGTTAAATCGTAATGGTTCAGGATTTATCAATATAGACTTATACTTTAATGGGGCTTCTAACTTCTTTAAAGAACTTCTTCCAGCTGAAAAAATGGAAGAAAAGCACTACAAATCAATTGCAGCAATCAACGCAACAGCTAAGTAGCCTTAATCCTGAATTTACAGAAGAAGAAGTTACTCAAATGCTTGCAGACTTACGTAGAGACTTAGATGCTTATAAAAACAGCATAATTAAGTTTAAAGAAGAAGTAGAAGACATTACTGAAAGTTTCAAGAATAACATTAGTACTACTATAGACATGGTAGATACTTTTGAACCTACAGCTCCTGTCTTTATTACTCGTAAGATGGACAGTATTCTTGACTTTATTAATTCTTGCGATCCTTTGACTAAGGATAGAGTACTAGATGCATTGAAGAGTTCTTCTGCAGATAAAGCTTTATTCCTGACTGCTGTAAAAGATGATGTAAAGACTTATGTAATTCTCATGAACATAACCAGTCTTCCTGAAGAAGAAGGATTAGCCTTGGCTTATTCTACTGATCTGGACACTCTGAGTTATTTTCTTGCAGAGCTGACTACTCTTAGCGAAGATGACGTAAAAAATGAATTTAAAGATGGCAAAGAAGAGTAAACTTGAACTACTAGACTGTGAACGAGTAAATGACCTGCTTATAGATGAATGTAACAGGATTAAAGAGTTACTTGTAAAGAAGAACACAGATTATAACAATTCCTTGTATGCTAAAGCTCCTTTATTTGAGATTGACCCAAGAGTAGGGTTGATGGCTAGAATAAATGATAAGCTTAACAGAATAAAGCAAGTAGGATTGACTGATGCTACTGAAGACAGTCTAGATGATCTTATAGGTTACCTTATCCATTTAAAGATTACTAACAACCTAAATAAATAATCATGATTACAATTAAAGACAAGTCACTGGGCAAGTACAGTGTGGTAGAAGACTTTCAAGGCCTTAAGGTTCTTGATGAAACTGGTAAATCTCTGGTAAAAGTAGGTGCATTTGAAGAAGCTCTGAGGTATATTGCCTCTAGACTTATCCTAGACAATGATGCTACTTATACTTTATGCGAATATACTCGTAAGAAGAAAGAAGTGTATGATGCTATTGTAGCAGCTCAAGAGGCTGATCAACAGGTAATTCCTTTTGAAGAAGTACAATAATCTTAAAATGTGTATAGATGTCTGACAAAATTGTAAAACACGAACAAGACACAGCTGTAATGCCCCGCAACGAGATGGAGCAATTACAGTTACTTATTGACTCTAAAGTCTTGCCTGCAAATGTCAAGACTATAGAACAGGCCTTTGCTATTGCTCAGTTCGGTAAGGACTTAGGCATGAAGCCTATGCAGGCTTTTCATCAAGTATATTCTATTCAAGGTCGTCTTGCTCTTAGTTCTAAAGGTCTGGGTGCTATGTTGTGGGCCAATGGCATCCAATATAAAACTTTACAGGACTTTGAGAAAGTTGACAAAGGAGACGGTAAGAGTGATTTTATTACTACGATTGAGTTTTATCGTGGTAAAGTCACAGATCGTGCTTCATTTTATTGGTCTGATGCAGTCCGTGCAGGATGGACTACAAAGGATAACTGGGTTAAAATGCCTGAATAGTTTGGGCATTTAAAATTGGGTGAATTGCTGGAAAGCTAAGTCAGAAATGATATGCCAATCAGCAGCCAAGCTACTGAAAGTCAATTAGTAAGTAGAAGGTTCAACGCATAGACAGTGAGTAGACTAAACAATAATCTGTCCACGAGTGCCCAACATTGAATATATTCTATTATCTTTGCATTATGGATAATATCTTATGCATAGAAGAGGTTTGGAAACCAGTTGTAGGTTATGAAGGTTTATATGAAGTATCTAATTTAGGAAAAGTTAAATCTTTACCTAAAAAAGGTTTTAAAAAAGAGGTGATTAGAAAAACAGGCATGGATGTAAGGAATGGGTATGTAACAGTAATGCTACGTAAAAATAATATTCCTTATACAAAAAGAGTTCATTCTCTTGTAGTAGAAGCATTCTTAGGAATAAAAACTACTAAAAAATTAGTCGCTAATCATATAAACGGTATAAAAACAGATAATAGGTTAGAAAATTTAGAAGTAATTTCTCAAAAAGAAAATATCAAACATGCTTTTAAAGTAGGATTAGTTAAAGTACCTACTAAAGATGCACGATATAATTCTGTAATAAAGGAAAAAGATTTCCCTAAATTATTAGAGTTATTTAAGACTGATATGACTTCTAAAGATATAGCTAAATTATTTGGAGTAAATCCTACAACAATTAGTAGAATAAGAACAGGTAAGAGACGCTCTTACTTATTCAATGGTGATATATGCTGAACTTATAGGAAACTATAAGAACTAAAGGATAAAAAACCTTTAGGGTAACAAATTGAAACATATGTTATACGCAAGATGTCTTGCTCTAGGTGCTCAGCGTATTGCACCAGACAAGATCCTTGGTCTGTATACTGTAGAAGAAATGGTAGATGTAACCAATGCCCCTGGTGTATCTATCAATGATGAAGGGGAAGTAACAATTAATCAGTAAGCTATCATGGCACAGAAAGAAGTATCAATGGGTGCATTTATTGCAGCCCGCAAAGAAGGAAAGACTGTAAAAGAACTTTCAGATCAGTTTGGCATCTCAGCAGCTAGTTGCAAAAGCATTATCAAGCAATTAGATCTGCCTAAGCGTGCAACTAAACCTGGGTTCGTACTTGTGAA